TCGAGTAAATTCATGTGCAAGGTGCTTTTTGTCATTGGAATATTCCAGCATTCTTTAGCTAATACACCAGTTTTATAAGCGTCCATGAGAAGTCCATCAGTAAATTCTGGCTGTACTAAAAATCCACCTTCGGCACCTACACCCTCATTTAATCCACTTGCAGCCTTTAATCGGGGGTCAAGTGTGTGCTTAATTTCTACTTCGGCTATTGCTTTTAGCTGCTCACCGAATGAGGCGAATTTAGGTTCTTCGTCTTTAGTTGCAGCATTGTCATCTGGTCTGTCTTTGGGATTTACTTTTTTAAGAGCTTCGATTTGTTCTTTGATTTCTTCTCTTAATTTAGCATTCCCTTCTTCTGCTGCTTTCTTAAAATCTTCGAGTAATTCTTCGTATGTTTTCTTCATAATTTAATAACACTTCCTTTCTTTTTTATTTTTTGACTCTGCCTAATACATAATCTAAATTGTCTTTAAAATACTTTTTGTTCTCTTCCATTGATTGATTTATAATTGCTTCTATTTTTGCTTGAAATTCTGCTTCTTTTCTTGCTTCTTCTTTTTCTTCATCTATCACTATATCGTCTACTGTATCGGTCACTATATCGATTACGTTATCATCTCCTTTATCATTTTTATTATCATCAACGACCTTTCCCGAGTCATCCTCTGTCGCTCCGGCAGAATCGAGTACAGATTGAATTAAGTTTTGGGCATTCTTGAGATTGCTTTTATTTTTAGCATTCAAGACCGCCCCAGCTTTTAATTCAACCGCTTTAATCTTTTCTTTTAACTCTTTATTTTCTTTGGTTAATTCATATAACCTATCAACTATTTCATCACCGTCAATTGTAAATTTATCATTAGGCTCGGTTACATCTTCTTTATCTTCGGGGAATATATCCTTATACCAATCAAAACCTTCCCATTTTTTTATTGCATTTTGTTCTATTTTCGCAAAATAATCATTAATAGTTTTCTTATGGTCTTCAACCCATTTTTTAGCTTTTAATATATATGTAGCCACCTTTTTTGCTTTACCGCAATATAAAGCGGTTATCCCTTGCTTTTTATCTATATCTATTGTGGCTGTAATATCACATTTAGCGACTGGGATACGGATATATTTATCGGTTTCTTCTGGCTTATGAATTACTTCTTTATCTAATATCTCTTTGGCTATTTTTTTGGCTTCGTCGATATGAACCATAACTCCGCCATCTTCTGCTTCCTTTTCTAATTCTTTTACTTTTTCTGTAACATCTTCGTCAGTTGGTTCATCTACAATCTCAATAAATCCAGCTTCCTTTAATGGCTCAACATCAATACCCTTGCTCATCATATTCGTCAAAGCATGAGGATTTGCAGGCACGGCACAGGCTGAAAATTCTAACAGCTCCCAAGTTTTAAATCGTTTACCATAGCTAACCGTCTTACTATCTTTATCTTCATCATCTACAATATTCTCTGACTTAATCGGTATAAATCCTATACTCCAAGCCTTCATAAACTTTTGTTTATATAAGTTATAAACTGTATCGGCAAGCGGATACGTGCCTTCTTCCGGGAATGTTACTTTAGCTGTAATACCATTATCGGTTTTCGTTAGGTCGCTTGCCTTCCCGATGGGTAGCCCCTGATAATCATGTGCCATTAACACTACAGGATTTTTCTTGAAATTAGTCAGTTTCGCCCCTTTTGGCTCAACTATATCACCTGACCTATCAACGTCATTAGTGGTAATCGTAACATTCAAGGCACGTTCACCTTTGATTTCTTTTACTTCTGAATCGAATTGTTTAAGTATTAATTCTTTTGGCATATTGAATCACCTCTTTTAATTATTTAATAGCAATAAGTTTTTTATTCCTTAATTGTTTATGTATTTTTTTATGGCATTCTTCACAATAAGTTATACCATTATTTATATTCCATAATTCTTCACATTTTATAGCTTCTTCTAAAGTAGTTATTTCGTAATATTGTAATATTTTTATAAAAGGTTTTATATGATGGACAATTAAATTTCCACCTTTATTATCACCACACATTTGACAGGCAAAGCCATCTCTGGTAAAAATATCAGAACGCCACTGTCGATATTCAAAACATTTTCTTATTAATTCATAAGTAGTATTGACTCCACCTTTCCAGTTATAATTATTTTCGCCTTTTAACTTATCCCTTATTTTCCTTTTATGCTCTATAGAAAGTGGGATACCTTCCAATTTCGGTTGTCCAATTAATCTTACTTTCTTATTAGCTTTTTTTGTGATAGCAAATTTATCTCTTATATTATTTTTATATTCATATTCCATTTGACATTTAGAATTACAATAATTATTACCTTTTGTTCTATATGCTTTTCTTATTAATTCTTTTCCACAATTAGCACATTTTACTTTTACTTGTTTATGATTACCTGTAGTTCGATTTTTCCCAGTTTTATCTTTATAAAAACATTCTTTACTACAATATTTTCCTCTACCTCTCTTAATTTCAGAAGGAAGAGTATTAAATTCTTTTCCACAATATTTACATATCTTTTTTATCATTATTATTCCTTTATCACGGCAAGAATTGTGCATCTGCAGTTAACGTCGCCGGGATACATTTCACCATTTGAAAACGGTTTATCTATATCGACTACCTCGCCATTCATGGCAGCATGTTCATCTCTTACCCTGTCATCCATAGTGGCAAGCCATTCTTTCTTTTCTACGACTCCACTTTGCTTATATGCTTCTAAACTTCCCGAATTACTTGCATTAATGGTTTCAGTCCTGGCAATTTTAACCGCCCTCGACCCTTTCGCCTCATCATAAACCCCGCTAATTCGGCTCGCTAAATTAGGTATGCTTTCGCCATTAGCCACGCCTTCGGCTAATGTCTTTCGTAACTTTTCAAGAGTCGTATCGCTAATAGACTTAATCAGTAGACCACACCTGTCTTTTATCCATTTAATTACTTTAGGATTAGTTATATCAAAAGCTATTTCTACGCCCAATTCAGCCATAGCAGCCTGACCGTTAATCTTGACCATCTCGGTTATTCGTGGTAAAACAAACTCTGTAAATTTCATTATCTCCCGCTCATCATGGGTAATACGTAAAACATCATCAACATCTTTAGTTATAGCTTTACCTTTTCGCAAAGCCCTTAAAGCTCTATTTTCCTGCTCTTGAAATAACCGGATAATACCTCGTTTAAATTCATTCTCATGAGGCGTAATTCGTTTAATAAATAATTCCCAAAATCGTTTCTTATATTCGGCGGTATATTTAACCGCCTTAATAGTCTTAATTGTCTTACTTGGCTCTGGTTCAGGTTTCGGCTTAGCTGGTTTAGACACATCTAACGGAGCAATACTAAACGGTGCAAGTGGCAATTTACCCCAGTCAACCTCATCGAGCCCATCTTCAACCCTTGCTTCATTAGGACTAATTACATAATTTTTAAGGTTGCTTTCCCTTTGTTTCAACCTAAACTCGTTATCGACAGGAACGGGATTGTCATATTTGCAATATAACCCTTTATCTCCATACATCGGTAATAGGAAAGTATTAAATACCTCTTCCTGCCTTACTAATCGTGGTAAGATACATTCTCTATTCCAGGCTGTATCGAGTGCAGTCATATTTGCAAGATTAGTATTCTCTGGATGGGATAGCTTTTGCGGTGGAGTATGGTAAGCACTGGCAAGCTGTCGCATAGTCCATTCGGCAAGTAGCATAAACTCCATATCTTTATTCGATACGCCTACGGTTTTTAAGGTCATACCACCAACCAAAGCACCTGTCTTGTGTGCCTTATCTGCACCGCCATAAGTCTGGTCAAATAATGTTAAGATTTTCTTTACCTGGTCAGGCGGGATATTCTTTTCGCTTTCTAACACTTGCTTTAAATGCACTCCATTTTTGAATACATTTAACTGATATATCATATTATATTTATCAGTGTCATAGGCATAGGCTTTTCGCTGGACTGGCGAAGCCCCCCTGTATGGATTGGTAGGACTCGGATATTTAAAATATAATATATCTTTCGTCTCGTATCGCTTCTCAGATAGACCAACCCGCTCAATGTAGTGGTCTATAATGCCTTCTTTAATTACTGGAGACATCTTATCAGGCTGTCGGAAATAAAACTCACGTGGTCTACCTATACTATCTTTGACAATATTAATATAACATTCTCCAGTTAGATCTAAATATATCTGCAATAATTCCTTGCCTTCAAATTTGGTTGTGAAGGGATTCCAGGTTTGCAGTAGTTCATAAAAGGGATGTTGACGTTCCTCGATAAGCTCATCGTCTTTGTATAGCCGTAGTGGGATACTTGCACATCGTTCAGCTATTAAACTGACACAATCTCCTGTCCATCCCTGATAGGCTTTCAGCTGTTCTGTAGAGTTTTTATTGCCACCAGTAGAGAATATATCGGTAAACGTGCCATCCCAGTAGCTTTCATTAGTAATATCTCTGTCAGTAGATTTAGGGATAGTTATATTGAAGGTTCGGTCTGTAAAGGGTATTATTATTTTTATATTGAATCACCCCTTTCATAATTAATGAATTGGTCTCGGCAGGAGTTATTGCATATCCTACAAATCTCAAGGCTCTACACTTCAATAGTATACTGAAGGGTTACGAGAGATTACCCCTTACGATAAAACGCTTAACCTAAAGTCCTCAGTCATTTGACCATCTCCCTTTAGGCAGGTGCTATACCCCGAAGCGGGGGTTATTCAGCCACGAGACCAAAACCATAAAATAAAAAAACGCCATCTATAAAGTCGTTAAACTTCGCAAATGGCGTTCTGGACGCTCTCAGTTTATTTGATTTTTTAATAAATAAAATTCGGGGCGGGGCTTTGCTCTACTCCCCGTCTCCTAAACTTTTCGGAATTAATAGAATTTTTGAGAATTCTACTTCTTCATCTTACTATCGTTGTCATTTCGTCAAATGAGCCCAATAGTAATTAGCGATTGCATAATCCGTCATTAGGTGTTCTTTTACTTTAAACTATACCCTATAAAAATATATCATAAATAATTAAATATGTCAAATATATTTATTCATTAACTATAAAGTAAGGTTCGCTTTCTAAATAATATACCGTATACATCGGATAGCGGAAAGCGTCCATAGCATGATCCATTCCCTTTTCAGGCTGTTCGTATATATTACCGTCCTTGTCTTTATGCCTTTGGTAGCCTTCAATTTCCTTTTTGATATTCGTACTGCTCTTTGTAATATATATCGTAAACTGGTTAACAAAGTCTATCCCAGCTATAACTGACCCCTTACCTTTATTAGCACCTTCGATATAGCTAAAACCGTATCCCTTCAATTCCTCTATTTTTTCCGGAGCTTCGCTATCGGCTATAATCCGCTTATCTTTTATTCCTAAATCTTCCATATCGGTAGCCAGCATTGGTATAGTCTGTCGGGTCTTGTATATTTCCTCGTGCAGGTATATCTTCTTTTCCTCCATATCTACTACTATCTTAACCAGTGCATTCGGTGCAATAAATCCAAAGTCAAGCCCATATATAGCCTCATCACTATCCGGGAAGTCCTTATCATCTATCATGTGCCAGTTAGTATAAATGGCATTCTCAAGATGTCCGTACTTTCCTAAAGTATAAACGGTTCGAGTATTGCCTTTATAACTTTCGAGTAGCTGTTTATAATTTTTATCAATAAATTTATTATCTTTGTAGGTAGTCCTGATAATAGTTGTATTTTTATTACTGCCTTCAAAAAATCTTTTATAAGTCCAGTTAGTATTCAATATGGGATTATAGGTTAATATTATTTGCTTATAGTTTACATTCTTGCCTCTTAACCTTCTGTCTATTTCTTCAAAATCCTCTAAATTTAATTCAGTAGCTTCTTCTATCCATATTGAGGTTATGCCCTCAATAGATTTTAGCTTCTCTGGGTCATCTACTCCAGCAAAATATATTATATTGCCGTTCTTACATTCAATTGTCATATCAGTTTTATTTACGGTAAATAAACTTGTCAGTCCCCACCGGATAATATAATCCCTAAACAACTGAAAGACTGACCGCCGTAGTGTTCTGGCTACTTTACGAATAACTAAAAATCTATTGCCTTTCTCTTTTAAGGTTCTTATTATAATCTTCTCGCAGACAAACCAACTTTTACCGCCACCTGCCCCGCCATACAAAACTAAATATCTATCTCTATTACTGAATAACGGATAATATTTAGGATTTGATAATTGTTTTAAATCCGTTAAATCAACTACCGGCATTTTACTCCTCTAAATCTTTTGGCAACTTTACTTTAATTTCTTCTCTTTCGGTAGCTTCACCCATCATAGTAAGGTCAAGTTTGGCAAGTATATCAAGGTCTTGTGGTCGACTGATTATAATTTTACCATCATCTAACTTTTTTTTATAAAGGTCAACAGTCTTTCTAATTAATGCTCGATAATCAGCTTTTGAATTAACTACTGCCTTATCAGTTTTAGCTTCTAATTTTTTACCATTATCAATATCCCTCAATTCGATACGGTCTTGCCAATTAAATGCTATACTCCATTTTTTGACAGCTGGTATACTACAAGTATATTGAAGGGCTACTTTTTTTAAACTTCTTTTTTCGCCTAAACTATAATAATATTCAAAAGCTTCTTTATGTTTAAGTTTCTCCTTCATTACTAATCACCACTTTGACAAGCTCATCTGGCTTGTGTATTTTATTCAACTTATTAAGAATATCATTATCTGCTTGAAACTGCAATACCAACCGTGCCTCTTTATCCAAACTGACTAAAGATTTTATTTTCAATTCTTTTATAAGTGCTTCAAAGGAAACTTTCATAATTCACCCCTCTATTGGACATTTCCTTAACAATTTTATTATACTCTTCATTTGTTATTTTCATTATTTCCACCCATCTTCAAAATGTATAACGTGAACAAGAATTTCAGATTCATTCGAATTATCCGGATTCTTCTTTACTTGATGCGAAACCTCATTAAGAGGTATAAAAAATGGAACTTCTGTAAACCCGTTAGTTATATACTTCGAAAGTTTATTAATTTGTTCTTCCGTTATCTGCTCGGCTTCAAGATTCATTGTAACTGTATATTTTTTCATTTTCCTATCTCCTTTTTAAAAATGGTTCAGCAGTCCTGTCAATATATGTCTGTAACGAACTCAAAAGACTACATATTTCTTCTACCAACGGTTTGTTCTCCTTAATAAACTTCGCATTAAATATGGGCTTTGGATGAGAACATATATTAGATATACAATATTTTAGTTCCTTTCTTAGCCATAGACAATACTCTAAGTCACTGAGAGTTCCCCCTAAATTTTCTTTTTCCCCTTTTACTTCTTTTTCAATCATCTCTATAAACTTAGGTAGTGTAGTATCCCCACCAAAAGGGTCTAAAACAAAAGCTTTGCAATATACATTCGTTATCCTATTAATCACTTGTTTATATACATCATTATCCATTAAATTCCCCCCTTTTTTTCATTCCTTCAACCTCACTATAACCTTCTCCTCTAATTCAACGGTAATGGTATTCATTTCACCACATCGAGGGCATATTATATCCTGCTCTTTAGCCTTGCCAGTCAATATATCCCAGCCAGGCGAACCGTCAAATAATCGTTTACCGCATTTTTTACACCTTATCTGCTCTTTATCTATAATAACACCACCCGCCTTATTTTTCAAATTTTATTTAGATAATTCCCTCAATTTATTTTTCAATTCTATTAATTCCAAATAAATTTCAGTATTTTTCTTCAAGCAGTAATCGACCATCTCTTTGTCGCTACGCCTCTTCAATTCAATTACATCTTGGGTATACTTTTGCTCAAGTGCATACATTTTAGCAGCTAATGAAAAAGTAGCCTCATTATTATGATCTCTTAATTCTTTCCACGCTTTTTCATAATCAATTTTTATCATCTTTCACCTCCTTATAATATTATTTTAATCAAATCCTCTATCGACTTAACGAGATAGTCATATAATTTTATTCCCAATTAGGTATTAATCTTGACCATTTTTTTATCTCCATATATTCTTTTCTCTCAACTAATATTATTTTGATATTTGGGTAATATTTTGCCATTCTTTTAAGTTTCGTTTTTGAACTTTTATCCATCCAACCTTTAACTTCCCAATATTCAATTGAACCATCATTATTAGTAATTTTAAAATCTGGAGTATAACTTCTATTCCCACGTTTTATCTTATTAAACTCAAAACAATCTATTTCATATTCATATTTTTTAATTTCTTTCTGGCTTATAAGCCATTTTAAATATCTCGCCACATTTGCTTCCCAACGGCTTCTTACGTAATGTCCTAAATCTTCTCTAAATCCTCCATGATAATTTACAAATCCCCTTCCATTTCTATTCTTTAAACCATTTTTATGAAAGGTCATCCTATCGGATAATGCTTGTCTATATTCTTTTGAATTAACAATATTGTTTGGGTCTTTAAAATGAGCTTTTAATTTCTCTTTATATTCTAATTTATTAAATGTAGAATTTGGGTCTTTCCATAACTTTTTATTTCTCTCACTTGCCTTTTTACTAAATTCTTTTGAACCAATTTTACAACCTATGCCTATTTTTTTTATTTGCCACTCAACAGATTTTACTGTCGTATTTAAAATATTCGCTATTTCTATTTGTGTCTTGCCATTCTTATATTCTTTTTTTAATATTTTAATATTCTCATCAGACCATTTTTTTTGATATTTTAATCCCATTTGATATGCTTTCGCTTTAATTGCTTTAATATTCCTACCCAACATTTTAGATACTTCCTCAAAAGTAATTCCCCCTTTATGTGCTTTTTTTATTAATTTCTTTTCTTCTTCTGAATACCAACAATATAAACCTTTACCTTTATTTTTTCTTCTCCAATCTCTGGAATAATGAGGATTGTCTTTTCTCCATCGTTTTTTATATTCCCTTAAATGTTCAAGATTATCTTTTCTCCACCGTTTTTCTTTTTCTTTGGTGTTAAATGGCATAATCATATCTCCTTTTACATTCTTTTAATAATTATACCATATTTTATTATAGTTAGCAAATCAACCATTCTCAGTTACCTTAATTTTCAGCCTCAATTTTCGTTTCATCTCATCACCGTCCACGCCCAGTAAGCTATCCCGCTCAACCCAATCAAGCTCAATATTAGCCAGACTATAGCGTCATCGGTTCGCTGGGCTTTATGTTTCATTGTCAGCCTCCTTATTGATTTTTTCCATCACCTTTTCGGTGAAGTTATCGGATGGCTTCGGTGGGAAATATTTTTGCTCAAGTTTATCTATGGCAGATTCTAAATCTCTTCGAGAAGCTGTCTTGTTGCATGTTCCCCACTCAACCAAATCCCAGTCAGTAGATTCAGCCCTTAAATCATTTACAATCTTCTCATACTTCTCGCCCCGCTTAAGCAGTTCGATAACTTCATCCATCTTTTTGCCTTCTTCCAGCACTTGTTCCCCACTAACACCATATACATTTTCCCATTCGTGCCATATATCGAAAACCCAATTTATTGCTTCCTTAGTCTCCATTTAATCAGTCCCCCCTATTTTTATATTATTCACCTCGATAACATCTTCCTTTTTAGCGAGATCTTGCCGTAGATTAGCAATTTCGTCTGATTGGTCTTTGAAAGTATTAATTGCTTCGAACATAAACTCAAGTGTATGTAATTCTCTATATGTTTGGCTTTCATCGTTAAAGGTGTTATTATATTTATCTTTTATTTCTTCTAACTTCTCTATACTCATTTCCTTCACCTCCTATCCTATTATAGCCCTTTTTAATAGATTGTCTACCAGCCGTTGATCTTCTGTGCCACGTACAAATCGGATATATTCTATATGCTCATCATTTACCTTAGTATTCTCTTTTTGCTTTGCCTTCAGCCATTCGCTTTTTTTTGGCTTGGCGTAAAACTTCCACTTGGCCAGATTGTTGCAGATGGCACTTGCCGACACGCCGTATTTATTGGCAATAACCGCCATTGTAAAGCCTTTATCTCGCATGGCTATTATATTAGCTTTGTTCGCCTGAATATATTTGGTTATATCATAGGTGTGTCTATTCATTGGTTACCTCCTCGTATACTATCACTTTCCCCTTCAAGATGTGGATGTCATAATCTGCAATAAGCTTTTTTAACGAATGGCTACGGATTTCAACTGGAATATCTTCATATTGCATATCTAAATGATTTAATATATATTCATTCAAATTATGCACAAATCCTTGTATTAAAATTCCATATTTTCTTTTACCAAACCTCTTATAGCTACAAAAGCACGGGAATTTTATTTTGTCTACATTCTCGCGATTAACCCAGTTGCCAATTGGTTTATATTGATGTTTGTGCCTTCTAATGGATACTTTTCCGTCTTTAATAAAAACTTCATATTTCTTACCCATGAATTTTATAACTTCTCTACTTTGATATTTTGGCTTTTTAATTTTTATTACTTTCAGTTCAAAATACGGTCTACTCACTTTTTTCACCTCCTTTGGAATGACAGTATAACCGCCATTTTTTCTTATTATTTTTTCGATTTCTTTATTTATTTTACTGTATGATAAATCATCACTTGAAAATTCGCTATACATTATAGCGTCCATATTTCTCCTTCCTTTGACATTACCTGTCATATATTTTATTTCCATGTCGGTTAGATAATCTTCTATCGTTTCAATTTTATATTTCAATCCATTAAATGTTTTAGTTATCATCACCTATCCCCCTTTTTCCCCAGTTTCCACAATGGAATGGGGATTGCTTTTATCCTCAATTAACTTTCTATTAATTTTCTTCCCATCTAATTGCCTACCATATTCCTCTAACATAAATTTTTTGGTATATCTATTCCCATTATCTAATTCAAATTGCCCTATTAATTTATCCGGATAATCACCTCTCTTTTTCATAATAGGATATAATTTAATAAATTCCTTCTTAACCCACTTTTCCTCATCAAAAGTTGTTTCACATATCTCAAGCCAACCACCTAACCCCTCAACCACTGCCCCTACAGCAGGATAATCAGGGAAGGAAACAGATTGATAATGTCCCTGATATTCTATCTTATTTAATAAATATATCCAGGCAAGTTCGGCTTCGTCTTCTGAAGTGCCTTCTAATATATTTTTTAATTCAGCAATCTTCGGAAAATAATTTAGCTCATCTACACATCTTACAACTGCTTTTTTAAATTCATTATCAGTATAATCTTTCATTCTTGACCAATAAATATTTATAGCACTTTTACTTATTTTTTTATCAAAAGCAGACTCAAGAACACTTATTGATTTTAGAAATGTATTTTTATTCATGATTTCTCCTTTATTTTAATATTGGTATATTATCTTCTATATCATCAAAACGATGGTCATTTTTATAATCAGATAAATTTTTACCTCTATCAATTACTTTCTTATAAAATCTCGAATAATGTTTTCTTAATTTCTTTGCCGATAAAATATTCGGACTCCAAAAGTCATCTTCTACTACCCAGTCTATTATTTGTTTAACCTCGTCAGGATTTGCTTTATCTAATCGAAGTAATTTATCTATATCCTGGCACCAGGATTGTAATTGTGATTCTTTCTGTTTTTGAGTTTTATTTTTATATTTCTTTTGTTCTGCTTCGTTATTCTCTCTTATCTTTCCTTCTAAATAAGTAGTTAACTGATAAACTGCTTCGCACTTCTCAAAAGTGCGACTTATTTTCTTTTGTATAGTTTCTTTTGAAGAAGTTTCTTTTGTATAGTTTCTTTTGTGTCTACCTGTTTGGGTAACTTCTTGTCCTGTTTGGGTAACTTTAATTACCTGTTTAGGTAACTTTTTATCCCATTTAGGTAACTTTTCATTACTTGCCTGTTTGGGTAACTTTTGCCAATTATCATAATCTTTTTGAAATGATAATTTTTTACCATTTTTATTAACCATATTCTTTTTAATTAATTTTTTAAGAGTTCTGCTAATATGGCTTTCTGCTATTCCAGTCATTTCTGCAATTTGTGTATTTGTTATCCAATCTTCTTTTTTGTGCCAGCCATAAGTTTTACGGAATATAGCCCATAAAACTTGGCTCTCATAACTTGATAGATATGTTTTAGCCAATATTTCTACTATCTCATTCGCTATATCAACGTGACCATCTTCAGCTTGCGGACTTGCCATTATATCACCTCAAATAAAAAAACCAAACA